AAGCATTGCCTATTGTGCTTGATTGAGTTTGAGCGTTTGGGCATAACAATGAGTAGGCTTGATGTGCGTTTACTCTCCAGTAATACCTTTGGCAAGCAGCCAATTCACCTTGAATAGTTCCTGTTGCAGTTTGGAAGGCTGTGGCTGTTGAGCCTTGTTCTAGTTGTACGCCCCATAGAGATAATGTGCCTGTGTAGTTTGCAGTTCCATAAGTAGGATAAGAAGTACCCATATTCTTTACAATCATGGCTTTGAGATAACTGCTTGTGCCAACTGTTTTGCCGCTGATCGATGGCAATGTCACAGTTTGAGTAAATCGTGTCCATGATGTTGTGATGTTGTGACTTGCAACTGAAGTCAAAAACTCACCAGCAGTTCCACCAGTACCAAAGTTTTGAGATAAAAGTGTGTTAATTGTTCCGCTTGCTGAACCTTTAGCCCAGAATGAAAGTGTGACAGCTTGACCTGCAAAGACACGAACATCCTCAATGCGGTTTTCAAATTGATTGTAACCAGTAGATGCATTGCTAAGAGTTCCAGCAAGATCGATGTAATAAGTTCCTTCATATCCTGCAACTGGTGCTGTGCCTGGTGTGAAGGTTTGGCGCGTTGCGCTAAAACTTGTCATTGAACCGTTATTGCAATTCCATCTATCGGCTGAATAGCCTGGAGAAGTAAAAGATGTACCGCGTTGCCAAATGCCAAAGTCACCGTTGATGATTTTGTTCTTTCCAGCAGCCCATTGTGCACCAGCAGCAAGGTTAAGTGTGCCGTTAGTGTCGTTAATATCCGAAGCGGAGAACACATCTCCGTTCGCGTAAGTAGTCTTTGCTGGGAATCCGACAGCCATTAGCACACCTCTTTCATAGGGTCAATTCTAGTACATAACATCAAGTAAAGGCTCCTGTGTAGCGATAGTTGTAGTCCAGGTATTAGGGGTGATGTTGTGAGCAATTCCCTGCACTTGAAGCTTCTTTTGAATAGTCGATCCACCAGGCTGCTCATTGGTGATGTCTACTGTGTTAAAGAAGTCAAGGCTGAGAGCTGCTGTAATGCCTGCTGAATATGATGGAGTCATTAAATCTAGGGTTATTGTTTCAATGCGGATAGAAGTTTCTTTACGGCTATCGACATACGCGGTTGCTAGGCTTAGCGCATTGGCATCTGTCTGCATTAGCATGTCTGTGGCTGTAATAGATCGTGTGAAGTATTGGGCAATGGATGTGGCATCTGAGTAAGTCTGGGCTGTTCCACCGATTCGGGTCACAGTAGCCTTATTAACAATTGTCTTATCATCGAGTGCAAAAGTAATTCCCGCATAGTTGATGCCTGTGCCATTTTGGTTAAAGATTGTTGGACTAGCAGCTTGTGCATCGTAGACAAATTGGCGACCCTTAAAAGTTGCTACGCCATTCTCATCGATGTAGAACGCGCCCTGTTCTGTGAATTCAGCAGTCTGGATTGCTTCTAGGACTGTCCGAGTTGTGCCAGGATCTGCAACGCAAGTAGTTGCACCTGTGCCTATGCTGGTAAATGAAGCAGGCCAGGCAATCATGGTCAAGATAGATTGGACGCGCTGTGCAGTTGTCTGACCTGCTGTGCCACCTGTAACTGTGGTGACATTGGAGTTATACATTAGTCGAAATGCGTCATAGCAGATAAAGGTTACGTATCCCAATTCCTGACCGGTCGGGTAGGTATAGCGATATTCGGTAATATAACCGCCAAATAAGCCATAAGTAACACCGCCATAGATAGCAGATGCCTGTATCTTCCTAAGTGGCTGTAATAGCCCGTAATAGGGGCTAGAGGTGTTCTGTGGGTTGAAGTCACCGTTTGGATCAACAACTCTAATAGTTGCCTGTCCGGACTCGTAATTATCCTGCAAAAGGTTACGCCCTCTACGAGTCGAGATATTAGTGGTCTGAGCAGAAACATCGACAATTACAGGCACGCTAGATGCAAGTTCAGCAAAGCCTAATTGTGAAGTACCCAAGATAAACGGATTACCGAATGATGCTCCACCCGATAGATTTATCTTGACAACAAGGGTTGCTGGTAATGCCATTATCTGTACACAGTCGTATAGGAGATTGGGATTCCAGAAGCCTGATTGTTATAGATGCCTTGAGTAATGGCATTGACTAGATCGCGCTCAGTAGTAACTGAACCTTGCACATTTACTGAAATGTTCGTTGTGCGAGATTCAGCAGCTCTAAATGTTCCTGCACCAAAGTCCATAGACAATGCTGTGTTAGGAATGCCACCAGATACAGCATTTGGATCGTTGGTATTAAAGCTAGTACCACCGCCACCGCCACCGCCACCGCCACTAATGCCAAGAGCAGTCATAAGTTTTAATTGCTCTGCTGCAATTCTATCTAGCAATGCTCTAATGGAAGCCCTAATGGCTTCTGTGAAAGCCTTCATAGCATCTTCTGCTTCATTGGCTTTTTTAATCTGCCCAGCAAGAGCTGCGTTCTGATCGTGGATAGCAATAAGAGATAACAGGCGCATCTTTGTTTCACCATCAGTTGCCTGATTCATAGCAGCAAATAAGCCAATGCGCTCTACATCGAACTTCTTTTCTAGTTCTAGAAGGGCTAACTGATCGCCTGTGAGAACAAGTTTTCTAGCAGTATTGTCGTTGTCAATCTTAGATAAAGTGTTCTTGGACTTTTGAAGTCTAATTGCATCGGCATTGGCTTTATCGATGGCTTTGCGTTGTCCAGGCGATTGGGCTGGAGTACCTGCTGAACGCGCTTTACTTGATTGACCTAATCTTGATAAAAGTCCAATACCTGAAATCTGAGTACCAGCGGCTAAAACATCACCAATGAATCCTGCACCGGGTATAGACTTGATTGCCTTTGTAAGAACACCAATGCCATAGATTGCATTACCAATTTGAGTGGCAAAACTTTCCATTGCGGTTGTTGCTCCGCCAATGCCTTCTTTGCCTGCAACCATTTGCATAGCATCAAGCAGGTCTTTGCCAATAATCTCTTTAGCGTTATTAGATGCAACTGTGAGTTTAGCGATTGCTCCTGAGTAGCCTTCGGCAGCAGCTAAAGCCTGACCTGAGAACTTCTTTGTCAGTTCTGCTGTAATTAAGTCTAAGTCACCAGATGCGAGAGTGGCTTTAGATAAACCTGCACCTAAACGGCTAAGGGCTGTTGTCTGCCCTCCATAAGCCTTTGCAAGTGCCATAGATACGGCACCTAAGTCTTTGCCTGTACCTGCCGCAATATCAAGAGCTAAAGCTAAACCATCTTGTGACTTCTTAACATCGCCCGTAGCTGTAAGAAGGGTTCTAAAGGCTGGTCGAAGGTTGTCATCAAGAACGCCAGTAGCGCGTTGTAAATCACCAATAAACTTCTCAACTTCGATGGAAGCAAAGGCGTTGCCTGTGTTGGCTAGGGCTAAGGCTAGTGATCGTGCAGCCTTCTCATCAGCTGCAAATGCTTTGACTGACTGCTTACCAAATGCGTATAACTTAGATGCAGCAAAGACTCCAGCAAGTTGCTTACCTAGTTTTGCAACGCTTTTCTCTAACTTTTGTGTAGCAGTTTCAGCCTGCTTAAATGCTTTATTGCCGGTGTATTCGGCTGCAATATCAATTACTACATTAGCCATCAGCGAGTGCCTACCATTCGATTAAAAGTCTTACCAGCATTGTCAATAGCCTTTAGAACAGCCTTTGTAGCGTTGCCCTTGTCGTTTTCCCAAGCCTTATAAATCAAGCGACCACGCTCTTTGCCTGATCCTGTAAGTGGGCCCATCGCCTGAGCAAAGTTAGGACGAGATGAAGGCTTTGTGCCTGGTGCGCGGCGACCTGCTGTTTCATAAATAGCACCAGCTGCTGAACGGTTGCGAATCTGTGCTAATGCTGTAAAGCCTCTGCGATTAGGCTTTGATGGTGTTGTCTTGTAACCAATGCCACGCTTTACAATAGATGCGTTAAATACAGGAAACTTGCCACCTTCTCTAGCCCAGTTGCTTAAAGGCGAGGTAGTGACGAATCCTCTAGCTTCTTTTACAACAGGCTTAAGAACGCTAGCAATTTCCTTTTGTGTTTCTTTACCTAATTCTGGAGCGAAGTTACGAAGTGCCTTGCGAAGTTTAACGCCGCCTTTGACGGTTGCTGGCATCTCTAGCCTCCTTCGCTTCATCCTGTAGAACCTTGATTAGGTTCTTTAGCATTACTTCATCTAGCTCTAATAATTGTGTTGGCGAGATCCCGAGCCTGACACTTAATTTAGCAATCAGGTAGGTGATCGAGTCTCGCCCTAAGCCAAAGGGTCATCATCTAGCACCTCAACCGAAGTCAAGGTCTCAATGAATTGCTCTCCGAATGGCTTAACAGTTTCACCCGAACGGCGGATACATTCCCAAGCTAGCCAAAAGATATCGCTCTGCTTCTGGTCCTCGATGAACGCCTTGTGAAAGCCTTTCTTGGCGTACATCTCAAAACCGTATTGCACCAATGGAGTGATTGGGTATTCCCCAACTGATCCATCTGCCCTTGTTACTTTTAACTTTGCCATGCTTTGCCCCTTTGTTTAATTGTTTAGAAAGTACCTGTTGTGGCTACTGCAACTGTTGAGTTAGCAGTAAATGTGATTGATTGTGTACCAATATCGCCAACAGCACCGTTGATGTCTGTTGTGTTATTGACTAACAATGAAAC